TCTCTGGAGAGATGTTCAAAGGCTTCCAACATAATACGATTGCTCGCGATCTAATTATGAAGCGTACCCTAAAGAACGGCAAGTCATTGCAGTTCATCTATACGGGTCGTACAACAGCCGAGTATCATACTCCAGGTAATGCTATCCTAGGTAACGGTGACGGCGCACCTCCAGTCGCTGAGAAGACTATCACAGTTGATGATCTCCTAATCTCCAGTGCATTCGTTTATGAACTAGACGAAACACTGGCACACTACGATTTGCGTAGTGAAATCAGCCGTAAGATCGGCTTCAGCCTAGCTGAAAAATATGATAGACTATGTTTCCGTGCCATCACTCGTGGTGCACGTGCTGCAAGTCCTATCACCAAAACTAACTTTGTAGAACCAGGCGGAACACAAATCCGTGTTGGTACTAACGCACAGGCTTCTGATGCTTATAACGCTCAGTCTTTGACAACCGCCTTCTTCGATGCAGCTGCTGCACTTGACGAGAAAGGTGTGTCTCAGGATGGACGTGTAGGTGTTCTGAACCCTCGTCAGTACTACGCTCTAATTCAAGAAGTTGGTAACAATGGTCTCATCAATAGAGATGAGCAAGGAAGTGGACTACAATCTGGTAAAGGCGTCGTAGAGATTGCCGGAATCAAGATTTATAAATCCATGAACATTCCATTCTTCAGTAAGTATGGTACTAAGCTTGGAGGCACAGCAGGTGCAACCATTCCTGGTACAACTTCTCCTGGTAACGTCGGCTCATTTGTCGGTGCAGATGTAGAAGATGCTGCTGCTGATGTAACTGGAATTAATAACGAGTACGGTGAAGAGACTGAATTCGCTAACTCCTGTGGACTTATCTTCCAGAAGGAAGCCGCAGGTTGTGTCGAAGCAATTGGTCCTCAAGTACAAGTAACTTCCGGTGACGTATCAGTCATCTACCAGGGTGATGTAATCCTTGGACGCCTAGCAATGGGTGCCGATTACCTCAACCCAGCTGCCGCTGTCGAACTGTATGCAGGTACTGCATCAGCTCCCGCTGCATTCTAACTTTAAGGGGACCTTCGGGTCCCTTTTTTTTTATTCACAAATATTCACATGGCATTTCCTACCACTAACGCTACACAGGAGCTACCTGCTATAAATCAAATACTGGCGTCAGTTGGTCAAGCGCCGGTGACAACTCTCGATACAACCAACCCTGACGTTGCGATTGCTTACGATACTTTACTACAAGTATCACGGGAGGTACAAGCAGAAGGCTGGACCTTTAACAAAGAGTATGATTATGGGTTCACTCCTGATTCCAACAATGAAATAGTAATACCATCTAATGTATTACAAATAGATTTACATAATAGAGAAGCTGATTATAAACAATATGATGTAGTAAGAAGAAACGGTAAACTATATGATAGAATAGAACATACAGATAAATGGACCAATGGGGAAATGAAGTGTGACGTAGTATGGCACTTCGATTGGGTTGACTTACCAATACCTATTCAAGATTATATTACATCTCGTGCAGCTACCTTTGTTGTAAGTAGGATAGTAGGTGACCAATCCTTATATCAAATGTGTCAACAAAAGGAAGTATACTGCAGAGCTATGGCTTTAGAGTATGAATGTAATCAAGGTCAATTTACTTTCTTTGGCCATCCAAAAGGAGGTAACCATTACCAGAGTTATCAACCTTACAAAGCACTTTCACGCTAATGGCAACTGTTACACAGACAATACCTAGTTACTTAGGTGGGGTATCTAAACAACCAGATGATAAGAAAATGCCCGGTCAACTTGTTGACTGTGTTAACGCTTACCCTGACCCAACCTTTGGACTAACGAAAAGACCTGGTTTTAAATGGATTAAAAACTTAGGCAGTTCATCACCTTCAGATACTTATGAAAATGCTAAGTGGTTCTATATACATAGAGATGGTGATGAGAAATACATGGGTTGTATTAAGGGTAATCAGTTTTACATTTGGAATGTAACAACAGGTGTGGCTGTGACTATGACTTACACAAGTCCAGCACAAGCATATCTAGACGGTACATCTCCAACTCATTATGATATCCTAACTGTACAAGATACAACAATTGTTACAAATAAAACTAAAACAGTAGGAGTACAAACTGCTCCTACATTCAATGCAAATAGAGTAGGTACTGTCAGACTACGCGCAGTGACAGCTCAAACTACATATACTGTTAGTATTAAAATAGGATCTACAACTAACACTGCTACATTCACAACAGGTGATGCAGCTACAGCTGATGGAATTTTAACAGATCTTAAGGCTGATATTGATGGATGGTCAGGTGATTTTGATAACTTAACTGTTACAAGATTGGATACATCATTAGAGATATCCAGTACAGTTGATTTTACCTTAAATGGTAAAGGTGGTGCTGATAATGAACGGTTAGATACTTATCAAAATCAAGTAGCTAATGTCTCAGACTTACCTGATAGATCTAAACAACATAGAGTTGTAAAGATTCTTAACACAGCTAGTTCTACAGAAGATACTTACTACTCCAGATTCATTGCTAATGATGGAGTCTCAGGTCAAGGTCATTGGGAAGAGTTTATAGCTCCTGATGTATCACCTGGTTTAGACTCAGCAACAATGCCTCATGAGTTAATCAATACAGGTACTAATGCATTTACCTTTAGACCAGCTGCTTGGACAGATAGATTAGTTGGTGATGAAACCACTAACTCTCCTCCTAGCTTTAACACTAAAAAAATTCAACAGGCTTTCTTCCATAGTAATAGACTAGGCTTCTTAACAGAGGACAATGTGTCTATGAGTCAAGCTGGTGAGTACTTCAATTTCTACCATGTCTCAGCAATGACACAGGTAGCTTCTGATCCAGTGGATCTAAGTACTTCTAGTATTAGACCTACACTATTAACAGGTGTTTTAACTACAGCTCAGGGTTTGATTCTCTTTAGTAAGAATCAGCAGTTCCTGATGTATGCACCTAACGGTATCTTTACTCCTACCACTACTATTATACGTGGTGTCTCAAACTATGAGATGGATATTGATATGGACCCTGTAGATAACGGTACGAATATATTCTTTTTAAGTAAAACCCCTAGTTACTCACGTATCTTCCAGATGAAAACAGCGGGTCAAGAAATGAACCCGCAGGTATTAGACGTTGGAAGAGTTGTATCAGAATGGATACCAGATACTGTTACAGAAATAACAGCTAGTCCTCAGAACTCATTCATAGCAATGTATGGTCCTTCAAAACCAGATATTTATTTCTATAGAACTTACTCTGATGGACAACAAGAAGTCATGCAATCATGGTTTAGATGGTCCTGTCCTGGTAAGATACAAACTATAGCTGTTGACTCTGATGTTTTATATGGAGTGACAGTACAAGGAAATCAATACACATTAGTTAGTGCTAGTTTGAACCAAACACCAGATGAAACTATTCTTGTTAACTCTGATGGTACAAAAATGAATCCTTGTGTAGATTTATATGCTACAGCTACAGCTGTTAAATATCAAGGTATAGATGATTTTACAGTAACAGCAGGAGGTACTAATTATACTTCAGCTCCTACTGTTGTTATTACACCAATACTTTCTAGTGAAGGTTCAGGAGCTGCAGCAACAGCTACTGTCTCAGGTGGTGCAGTCACAGCTATTACACTTACCGATGCTGGTAGTGGGTATGCTGATGGAGCTACTATCAGTTTCACAGGAGGAGGTGGTAGTGGTGCTACTGCTACATGTACAGTATATGATGGAAGTAAATGTTACATTCCCTTTACAGATGATGCAGATTTATCCACAGTTTTGGTTGTAGGAAGTGATGCTGCAGACCTTACTAATCCTACATTCGTTGAATCAGGTTTTACAGTTACACCAACTCGTGGCACAGATGACGTTGGGACTTATTTTTCTATATTAGAGAAAGACCTAAGTGCCGTTGCAAGTAAAGTTATTGTAGGTTTTAAATATACCTATGATATTACCTTACCAAAAGTATATTATAAATTAAATCCCGAAGGAACAATCGCAGATTATACTGCTTCACTAACAGTATCAAGAATGAAATTCTCTACTGGTTTATCTGGTGTAGTAGGATTTAAACTGAAACCAAAGGGTGCAGCTGAATGGACAGATGTACACCCTACTGTTGATGCTAATTTCTATTTAGCTAACGACGTTCCTTTGACTGACCAATCAGTCCTCGATGTACCCATACATCAACGTAATGGTAATTTCACTTTACGTGCTTATAGCGACTCTCCATTCCCAGTGTCATTGACATCTTCAATGTGGGAAGGAAATTACTCACCCAGATTTTATCGGAGAACCTAGTGTCTAACCGCCGCCTAACCTTAGTACTACCACAAGACGTGCCAATTATATGGCATATAGTCAAACCAATGATAGAGAAAGCCATCTTAGATGAATGGATGACAGTAGAACAAATACTGACAGACATTTTAAGTAAGAAGAATCATCTATTTGTAGGGATAGACGGTGAAGAAAAGATACACATGGCTTTAGTAACAGAATTTGTAGAGTACCCTAACTCGAAAACACTATATATTAATACCTGGGCGACTGGTACTGGGTATGATTTTAGTATATGGTATCCATTCATAACTACTGTAGATGACTTCGGTAGAGAGAACGGGTGTACTACAATAGAAGCTACAGTCAGAAGAGGTTTAGCTAGGAAACTAAAATGGGATTACCAATACTCAGTATGTACTAGATCTTTAAAACAACATGGGAAAAAAGAAACAAAGTAATCCCGCTGGTGATGAGTCGAACAGGCTCCAGCGGGAATCGACGGAGAAGCAGTATGCATACGAAACCAAAGTACATAACTTTAATTGGGAAGGCTCGCCGGATGATCCGAAAGGCGCTCAATGGAAAAAGTATAATCATGGTGTTGAAAACCTCCAGATCCAAAAGAATAATGCTAAACGAGCACGTGACTATCAGAATGCTTCTGCTACGCAGAACTGGGAGTTGGGTGTTGCACAGCAAGATTATCAATATGATCAGGCTTCAAGGCAGTTCCGAAAATCTGAACAGATTGCTGGTCAACAACTAACCTACAATGAAGCTGAATCAAAAGCTGCTTTATCACGAGAGAAAGCTGTACTGAATGAACAATTCATCGATTCTGCATTTAAAAACCAAAGTTTAATACAAGATCTCTATGAAGAGGTAGGTGGAGCTGGTTATGATAAGGCAGCGCAGCTGTTAGGTCTCGAAAATACACAAGGTCAATTAAACCATCAAAAAACTCAACAGTTAACACGACTTAATCAAGCTGTAGGAGACGCGCAGTTCAGTGAAGCTGGTAAAAAAATTCAACTTATAGATAAGCAAGGTAAGACAGATTTTAATAAAGCTAACGTTGTACAATCATTAGCTGCAAAGGAAGCACAGAATAAGTTTAAAAAATTAGAACTTAATATACAATCTGAAGCTGCTAAGACAAGAGCAGACTTTGAAAATGATTTACTCAGACGAGAGATCAGTGATAATAAGTTCAAAACATCTAAGGTATTAACAGATGCTAGAGTCAAAGGTATGCAGCAACTTGGCCAAGCAGCTTTAACACAAGCTGGTAGGTCTCAAGGTAAGGCAGTCCAAATGTTTCTTGCAGAATTAGGTAGGGAACAAGCTTATACTGTTGAAAGCATGATACGTGGTGAAAATGTGGCTCATGCTAGGATGAAACAAAATAGAGTAGAAGCTATCAATACTCAAACTGATATTGAGATTAAAAAAGCAAGTGTTGATTACGATACACTTTTTAATATTGGTCAAGCTGAACGTGATATAAATGAAGCTGAACGTGATCTAAAGATAACTAATCAACAAGGTCAATTAGATTTAGATGCAATTAGAAAGAAAGTATCTGATACAGCTGAAACTACACGTATAGATACTAAAGAAATCTCACGTAACCTAAGACACGCACAGAAATCAACTGGTACAGAGCTCAGTAAGATTGATTGGGGTGTTGCTAACACAAAATCTAGGTTTAAACATAACCAAAATGTACTAAGAGCTTCATTAGATAGTGCTGTCAAAGCTTCTGCAGCTAATAAAAGAGATATAGCTTTAGCAAAGGTTAAAGCTGATATGTCAGCAGAAGCTAGAAGAATGTTAGAACCTGAAAAAGCACCAAAAATACCCAAACCTATAACCATACCTGAGACTCAATGGCAAGATCCACTAGCACCATCGAAACCACCAGCTCCTATTAAAGGTGCTCTGGCAAGAGATGTTAGCGGTGGACAAAGTATACTATCACCTGGTAATATCATTGGAGCAGCTTCAGCTGGATTAGCAGCTGGTAGTGCTGTAGCTGGTATGCACACTGCAGGTACTGTTGGAGCTGGATTGGCAACACCAATCGGCGCAGCTGTTGGTTTAGGAATGTTACTATTCGGTTAATTAAAAATGCAACGAATTCAATTTCAAGGGTACGCCCAACGAAAAAATAATTTAGGTTGGCAGATTCCTGATAACTTGCGTGCAATGCAAGATGAAACCGAACGTACCTTACGAGGTATGCGAGAGTATCAGGAACAACACAACCAAAACAGAAAAGAATACTTAGCAGGAATGAAGGAGAATGCAAAACTTCAAGAAGCTAATGTAAAATCAAATCAAAAGTTAGAAGAAGAATTTGCTGAAGCATATCAGGAAGCGGAGCTCCAACACTACGAGCAACGCTTAGCTGATACCAAACCAGGCGGTGGTTTATACCAAGATTCTCAGAATAAGCAGAAGAGATTAATAGCAAAAGAGAAAGAGTGGCAAGATCTAATTAAGATGATGCCATCAATGGCTATGAATGCTGCTAAACTTGATAAACATCACTTAGAAAAGATGAAAGCCATTGGTGCTGAAGTAGCTATCAGATGGAATCTAAGTCATGTAGAACTTGCTGCTTTAAAGAATGGTGATCGTAGTGTTGATTGGGTTCATAAAGCTATTACTAAAGTAGAAGGTAGGATGGCAGCCAGAGGTGCTTCACCCTCAGAACTGAAAGCTGTCTTTGGTCTTAGTGGTCGTAAGATGCTAGGAGCACAGATTTATGCTGTCAGTAGTATGGGTGGTAAACCCTATGCCACACACATTATTGATCGTAGTGGTCACCCTTATGAAGGACTAGGATCGTTAAATGATCATATAAACGGTGCTGAAGGGACTAGTGATGAAAGCTTCCGAACCATTAAAAGGAACATACGTACTGAATATCTAAAGAAGCTTGCAGATAAAGACGGGCATATTATCTATGATATGAAATTCCTGAGAGCTCATATGACTCCAGGCTTAGATAAAATTGATGATCAACAATGGGCAGAACAACAACAAAGATCACTAGATGCACACGCAGAGGATAAAATACAAGAATCTACAGTTGCTTTGAAAGCTTACATCAAAGGTTATGGTGGAGCTGATAGGCATTTAGCATTAACTAGATGGATAGATATAGAATCTGCTAAGGAAGGAGAAGGGTCTAGAGGACGTGTTAGAGATAGAGCATTTGCTTTACTAGCTGTTATGGCTGATTCAGGTGAACTTGAAAGACATGAGTTTGCTGATATGATGAATGGTACGGTTATCTTAGGCGAACCAGGTAAAGGAGGAAAAGAACAACGTCAAGGTTCTATATGGAAAGAGCAAGCTGCTACAGTATACGCAGCGTTCGATGCTAGAGATAAGAGAGCATATCAAGTCAGAGAACAGCAAAGAAAAGCTTTCGATTCTCAGATGAAAGGTGAGTTGGCTTCTGCTGCTATCAGTATGGGTAGGAATCTTAATAAATGGGAGATAGATAAAGTTGAAGATCTTTACTTACAAAATAATTATCAAGTACCTCAATGGATAAATAAGTATAAGAATGCTACAGAACAAACTAAAGAAGATAGTAAGTATGAGTTAGATAGACGTGTCAGCTCTGCTGGTGGTCTATCTATGTCTGAACTGTACAGTGGTAGATATCATAGCAGTCTTCTTAAAACCTACGAGGAGCATACCACTGATGGTCCAAAATCTATAACTCCAGAAGCTAAGAGAGAGTATATTGGAGCTGTGAAAGCTTCTATTACTTCAGCTGTTAATAATATAATAGTTGATACTAGTTTACGTAGTTCTCAAACTAGAATTATGTCAGGTAAAGCACTAACTATGCTGAACCAAAGAGTTCGTGAAGCTACTATCGCTGGTATTTATAATACTTCTACAGACGCATGGGTACAAGAAACAAATAAACTCCGTAAGGAGATAGATAGTGGTGAAGGTATCTTTGCTCCTAAGAAAGATGCTGGTGGCAACGTACTAGTTGGTAAAGCTGGCGGGTTCCGATACTTAGAAGACGCTCTTGAATTTGATAGAGCTGGTGTTGAGTATAGGCTACAAGCATCAAAAGATAAAGGATTCATTTATACCTCTGGTTCTATATCACAAGAACATATACAAGCTATTGCAGATGTACCTTCTGGTAAACCTATACCAGGGTTTATCTTCCAATTAGATCAAGTCTATCCACATAAAGATCCATATGATATCATGGATATCATTTTGGAAGCTAATGGTGTTGAACCTATTGATCGTCCAGGTCTTGCTAGAGTTAAAAAAGAGTTTATACACCCAGAAGTTCAAAAGCTAGTAACTGACCGTACATCACTAGCTAGAACTGCTAGAGCTACAGAAACTACAATGAAGATGACAGGTCAAGAGAACGAAGCTATATCACCTATGTTACAAATGTTAAAAACTAAACCAGTGATGGCTATTGATCCTGACAATGAAGGATATGATGCTGTCTTAACTACAAGGGGATTAACAACAGGTACAAATAATTATAATAAACCAATAATCGAAATGACTGTAGGCGAGGTCGATGCCTTACAGAGACGTGAAGGAATACAAGTAGGTGCTTTTCAATTTGATGCTCAAACCTTACAGCATTATATTGGTAAAGGTTGGATTAATAAAGACGATATGTTTGATAGCCTTACACAAAACAGACTAGCACGTTGGGAGATGGAGAGAACCTCTGGTTCATTCCAATATAAGGGTAAAGATATACCTGGATGGGGTCAGGAAACAGCTCTAAGCTGGAAACCTTCCAAAGATACCGAAAAAGAAGAAACAATCAAAGTAGCCTTTTCTGCTATTCCAGCGTTTGAATCTTTTAGATTTAAAGAAAACCTATTCAGTGAATATCTGGGGGTAGTATAATGAATTCAAACGCAGTATTTAATAGAGTTCTGCAAGAGCGTAATGATGCTCAGAAAGCAGAGCTTGAAAAACAAGAACAAGATAAACAACTCGAAGTACAAGCTGCTCAAGAGACTGGAGAGAAAGATGTTAAGGATTATAACTTAGGTGATAATGTTAAAGAAGCTGCAGGAGCTGTAGTAGGTGGTGGTATTGACATCGTTAATAGTGTAGGATCACTTCCTAAACTATTCGATAAGAGATTCTATCAACCTACAGATCCTGAGAATCCATATCAATTTGATGCTCCCTGGCTAATAAAAGCTAAACCAATAACCCGTACAAGATGGGGTAATTTCATACGTGGAGGCACTGAACTTGTAGGTGGTTTACTTGGTACTGGTAAAGTTCTATGGGGGATTAAAGGTCTTAAAGGTTTAGCCACAGCTGCTAAGGCTACACGCATGGGTCGTGTAGGTTTATCTGCAGTACAAGGTGGAACTTATGATCTCATCAGTAATCAATCGCAAGAGCAAAACTTAGCTAGAAGTCTAATAGATATTAAACCTCAATGGGCAGGAGTACTTAACCCTATTGCTACTAAAGAGGATATGTCACCAGCTCTTAAATCCGTCTATAATGTAGGCGAAGGTTTAGGTATAGGTGGTCTATTTGATGTTGCTGTCGAAGCAGGTGGATGGGGATTACGATCCTATTCTGTCAACGCAAAGAAGTCAGCTAAGAAGATTACATCTAAAAACTACGATGCTATATCTAAAGCAGTAGATAAGAGTAGTGATGTTGATTATGGTAAGAAGACAGTACAGATAGAGTCAGGTGCTAGAGCGGCATACGAACGTTCTTTGTTTAGAAAGATGAAGAACTCAGGAGATGTACCTAAAGATACTAGTATCGATACTTTCCGTAAGAAGTATAAGCCTTGGAAGCACTTGCCTGACGAACAGAAGAATGAAGCTATGCAGATGTTTGCTGATAAGAATGACCTAGACTGGGGACCATATCGTGATATGAACCTTAGAGCTGGCAGACAAAATGCAGCAAATAAAGACTTAGCTATAGAGCAACTTGAGTTTGATTTAACCCAAGGAACTCCCAGACAGAACCCTGCCTATTATAAAGGTGCGGATGTAACAGACAATCAAGCTCTCAGCGCCTCCACAATGCCTGTGAAAGGACCGAGAGACATGATGGAGATACGTAATAACCCAAGCCAGAAATACGGCTCTCCTAGAGGCACCCTGACGGAGGCTAATATTAGACGTGTTGAATACTCAGCACCTGGTACAATAACAAGCGAACGTAATTCATTAGCTAAAGTACTACAAGCTGAACCAGCTTATCACCAACTATATGGTGAATCTATGCCTAAAGCTATAGCAGAAGATCTAGCAGATGCAACAGCAGATGTGATGAGATTTGTTAGTGACTCTGGACATAGTAGACTTATTGATATCCCTCAAGAAGATGTTATTAAGTATATTAAGAACAAGGATGCTGGTAGACCAACTGCTATTGAAGGTATTGGTACTCTTAACAAAGCACAGCTAGTAGCAACTGATACTGTACTAGGTCAACTTCTATATGAAGCTAGAGACTTAGCTAAAGCTGCTCTAAGTGTGTCTGATGAAGTAGCTATCAATGCTGATGGTTCTTTATTAGATGGTATACTCTCACGATATTCAGCTGTTGCTAGGATGCGTAAGGAGACTAGTTTACTATCCAGTTTTGAACTACGTAAGTTTAATTCAGGTGGTAAGTTAAAAGATACTATTGATGAAGCAGATATACGTGGTAAAGCATCTGATGCTGCAGCTGAAGAGGTAGCTACATTCAAACAGCTACTTAGGAATGATGTAGATGATGACTTATTAGAATCCTTTATACACTTTACTGCTACTGGTAACGGTAAGAAGCAAACCTGGAAGGATATGCAAACCTTCTTCACTCGTAAACTGAAAGGATATAGAGAGGGTAACGCATACCAACGTAATGCTATACTAAATGAACTCCAAACAATGGGATTTAATAGTATGTTATCTGGACCTAAGACTCCAGTACGTGCTTTGATTGGTACAGGATTACAGACAGTAATGAGACCTGTTGCTACTATATTAGGTAGTGTAGGTAAAGGTAATGATCGTGTAACTAGAGGTGCTTTCCAAACTTTAGGTGCTATGGTAGAGTCTAGGAATGATGCATGGCGTAAAGCTGTAGCAGACTTCCAATCCTATACTGTGCATGAAGAAGGTTGGAGAGGTATGACAACCAATACAAAAGACCATGAATGGCAAGGTATGGTAAAATACTTTGATCAATATGGTACTGATGGAGAGAAAGCTGCGACTCATTTCGCTAACTCATTACGTGAAATAAACAAACTACCTGTATTTAATTATGGTCCTAGGGTTATGAAATCCTTGGATACATATTTCACACAGTTAATTGCACGAGGAAGAGTAAGACAATTAGCTTTTGATGATGTATGGACTAAAGTTCAACAGTCAGGTGAAATTATATCGGACCAAGATTTTGATAGAATTGTTAGACAATCTGAAGTAGACTTTGAAGGCAAGGTCTTCAGTGCTGATGGTCAGGTCACAGATGAGATGGTTAAATTCTCAGCTGATGAAGCTAAGCTGACAGCAGAACTAACAGGGTTTGCTAAAGATCTAGATGTAGTATTTGAGAAACAACCATTCCTTAGACCCTTCTTCCTGTTCGCTAGAACTGGTGTGAATGCTCTATATATGACATCCAAGTATACACCTATACTGAATAGATTCATACGTGAAAACGTAGACATCATGACTAAAGCCTGGGATGACGAAGGCATGATCAAGTATGGTATAAAAAGCCAAGCTGATCTAGAAATCGCTCAGTCAGTCATGCGTGGACGTGAAGCTATTGGATATGGTGTAACTAGTTCAGCTGCTTTAATGGCATTGAATGGACAGATTACAGGTAATGGACCTCCTGATAGAGGACTACGTAATACATGGATACAGAACGGATGGCAACCTAGATCTATTAAGATCGGTGGTAACTACGTAAGTTATGAAGCATTAGAACCTTTCAATATGTTCTTTAGTTTCATTGCTGATACTGTAGATGCACAGAAAGTAATGGGTGATGAATGGGCAGGCAATAACTTCGGTAAAATGGCATATATACTCAGTGCTAACGTAACAAACAAATCATTCCTCGCAGGACTACTACAACTACAAGACTTGCTAACAAGCCAAGGTCGTGATGTAAGTAGAGTATCTGCTAACTTTGCTAATAACCAACTACCACTAGCTGGTTTACGTAATGAAATAGGTAAGTTATTATCTCCTGGGATGAGAGAATTAGAGACTGGCTTCTGGCAAAGTGTTGGAAATAGAAACCTTTGGGCAGATGTTGGTACTCCTGGTAACCTATTACCTTATAAATATGATGTATTAAATGGTGAACGGATCAAAGATCACGATCCTTTAACACGTCTAGTCAACAGTATACTACCCTTTAACCTAGGTGTTGGTACTAATCCAACCAGAGAACTACTATTTAGAAGTGGACTAAGCCTGAAACAGACCTTTAATACTGGTCCTAATGGTGAATCCTTAGAAGGTCACCCTGATCTGAAGTCTAAATATCAGTTCTATATGGGTCAACAGAACATCGAAGCTCAGCTTACGAAAGCATTTACCCCTCAAATCGTAGAGTCTATCAAACAGATGGAACGTGATAGAGATATGGGTAAGACATATGAGCCTAGAAAGACTTTACACGGTCCTATTATCGAACAAATCTTTAGCGGTGCGAAGAAACAAGCTTGGCAGATGCTTCTACAAGATAAAGATATAAGTGGTAAAGCTGGAAGATTAGAATATTTACATCAACTTGGTCAATTAGGTAATAACCTACGTATGCAGGGTCAACCAGATGCTGCTGAGAACGTAGAAAGACAAATCAATCAATTAAGGAACAAACCTATTAAATAACCCGCCCGATCACTTTACACAATAGCGTAAATGGCTGTAACACAAGTTAATTACACAGGGAATGGTTCTACAACGAACTATTCATTTACATTTCCATATTTAGACAAG